TGGCTCTGGAGATGGCTTATGGTGCAGAGAGCAAGTGGGTAGATAAACTGGTGGTACCCGGTCTGCGTGGTCTACGTGATAACACCTCTGGTGGGCTGTTGTCTGTAGGCTTTATGACAAAGATGGCTTCTCCGTTCCAAGTCATCCTTCAAGGTTCTATGGCTATTCAGATCAGTGCTGTCTCTCCCAAGAATGGGGTTAGGGCTATCTCTCTTGCTGGCTTCATCAGGGAGATGGCTCGTCATCCTCAAGGGCCTACACTGTTCACTGCTCTTAAAGGTAATTTGGCTAAGGTTGCTGGACTTACTGATGATCAGATGAAAGACCTTATTGAACACTTCAATACTTCTGGTCGTGGGTATATGCGTGGTGCTGTGGTTGAAGACCCTAACAGTCTTCCGGGTGTCAAGACCAAGACTGGTAAGGTAGCAGACTTCCTACGTGCTCCTTACTACGCTGGTGAGAACTTTGCTGCCACTGTGTCTCGTATCACTGCCTATCTGGATATCATTGACAAGAACCCCAAGCTACCTAAGAACTCTAAACAGTTCTGGAACCTTGTCTCTGATCGTGATAAGAAGCTTTCCTTTGCTCTTAACAAGGCAGAAGCTTCTATGTCTCAGTCGGATAGTGTTACTCGTGTCTTGACTCAGTGGACCTCATACTTCATGCGGGCTATTGAGACTGTGATGTTTGAGAAGTCCTTTACCAAGGTGGAGAGAGCACGTCTGGCTGCTTCCATGACTGTCCTCTGGGGCACCTCTGGTTTGGGTATCTCTGAGTACTTCAGTTCTCCTAACGATGATGCCAAGGGTTCTGTTGGTAAGCTTATCGAGTATGGTCCTATCGACTATGTACTCAACGAGACCTTGGGTGTTACCTTGGGTGACCGTGTGGCTATCAACATCCCTGATCTTGTCATGCGTGGCTTTGGTATGGTGGGTGATCCTTCGGGTAACGTACCTGCTGGTACTATCGCTCTTGATGCTAGTGGTAGAGCACTCCTTGCTGTTAAGCATCTGGTGGCTGGAAGAGGTGAGTTGGCTTCATATGAACTAGCTCGTCTGGTACGTACCTACAAGGTGGTGGATGACCTCTACATGGCCTATACGATGATGATGAGTGATACTCGTAAGTCTCGTACTGGTACTTCTGTGGATGCTGATTACACTACTGCTCAGGCATTCCTACAGGCTGTGGGTCTACGTCCTAGCCAAGTAACTGAGTTCAACAAGCTCTCTACCAAGAGTTACACTCAGTCCAAGCGTAGAGCTAAGGCAGTAGAGGTTGCTACCCCTATTGTCAAACTTGCTATTGAGTATGGTGAGAATGGTGATTGGGAAAACTTTCAATACTTTATGCTAGATGCTGCTGCTGCTGTCGATGCCTACGGCCTTAGCCCTATGTATCACGCAGACGCAGTTAAACAACTTCTCAGAGAAGCTAACTCTGATCGTATGGAGCGTGTGATGAACCAAGCTATCCGTTCTGGTAACGCTAAACAAGCTCTACAATTCTTGGAAGGACTTAAATAATGACTTTTGCTCCCACTCTTGAAGGTGGTATTGGCTACAACAGACCTGTAGAGTCTCCTAACGCAATCAATGCTATTGCAGGATTGTTTGATACCTTTGCTCCTAAAGAGAAGAAGGCTCCTTCTGCTGAGTCTCTTAAGGATGAGGCACGTAGGTTCTACTTCCAAGAGTGGGATGCAGGGCAACAGCTTATCTCTCAAGGTAAGGCTGCTGCTGGTAAGGCTCGTATCAACTCTGCTTATCGTGGTTGGGCTTCTACCTATGGCCCCGGTACTGATGAGGAAGTAGATAAGTCTTTCGAGATGTCTACTGGCTCTTCTGTCAACACCTCCCAGTTTGGTAGTGCTACCGACTACACTGCTATTCGTGCCACTCCTGAGTTTGGTATGAACGTAGAGTTGGTCAGAGCTACTAACCCTGAGTTGGATGAAGCTCAGATTGAACAGGAGGCTATTCGTCGTAGTCAGACCAAGATGGCTAACGATGCTAAGATTGCTGCCTACTCTCAAGACCAGAAGGTTACTTGGATTGATGCAGAACGTAGTTATGTAGAAGGCTCCAACCTCCTGCTTGACGACATACAACTTATGCTGGCTACTGTTAACGAGGATCAGGTAACTACTCCTGAGGAAGCTCAACAGCTTCGTAGCTGGTATAACGTACAGCGTTCAAAGTTCAGGGCACCTCCGGGTGTAGATCAGGCTACATGGAAAGCATTCGAGACTGATCGTCTTGGGTCTATTGATGCTGTCGTCAATGCTGCTATTGGCTCCACTACTGAAGGAGCTATGAACAACGACCTTGGTAGAGCACTGAACCAGATCATTGAGAAGGCTATCGTACAAGGTAAGCTTCCCCCTGCTCTCCGTATCCAGCTTACTCCTAATGCTAATGGTGACTTTGGGCAAGCTCTTAGTGTCCTGAGTGGTATGAGTGATGCTGGTGGGTTTGGCCCTGAGTGGCAGGATAGCATCAATACTGCTCTCAGCATGGACTATGAGGAGCTTCTGGATTGGGTTACAGAGTTTGAGAACAAAGATGCCTCCTTCCTTGATAAGGTAGATATCTCTGAGTTCACTGGTCTGTCTTCCAGCAAGAAGGTTAACTCCCTTGCTCAGGATGTAACTTCTCTGAATACTGATGACCTTGGTAAAGCTTCCTTGGGTATCGTAAACATTGTAGAAAAGGTTGCAGGACTAGAAGGTACTGCTCTTACTCCTACCTTGCTTGGTCAGACCTTCAATAGTCAGTTCTATCAGAAGCTGGAAGAAGTCTATGCAGCTAACCCTGTCGTGGGTGAGGCTCTGGTGCAACGTGCCAACGTAGCTCTGGCTTCCCAAGAGACTGCTATTGTACTGGCTACTGAGGCTACAGCCAAGGCTTATGGTTGGGGATTGAAGAAGGTTAATGGTACCTATGACTTCTACCCTGATGATAAGCTTATGCGTCCTGAGGTTAAGGCTGATCTGGATAAGTACTTCGGTGGTGACTGGAAGAAAGCTATTGCTGCTAAGGGTATGATTGACCCCAGTGCTTCTGGTCTCTATGGCCCCGGTATGTTTACTGGTGCTATGGTACCCAGTCAGGTAGCCTTTGCTCTCGGTGCTATTGACAAGCTTCGTCCCAATATCGCTAAGTTCAACAGTGTTATGAAGACACGAGACAGGTTGAATGCTATTGTACCTCCTCAGGAAGAAGTCAGTGGTGCAGCAGGGCAGGATGAAGTCCAAGGTTCTGCTGGTACAGATACCCTGACGGGTAACGGCCCTATTGCTACCAAGCTTGGTATTGACTTTGCAGCTAAAGAACAAGAGTACCGACTTCCTTCTGGGTACCTTGAGCGTACTGCACAGCTTGAGTCTAGTGGTAACCCTAATGCACAGAATCCTAATTCTTCTGCTGGTGGTTTGTTCCAACAACTAGACAGCAATGCTAGAGCCTACGGTGTTTCTGATAAGTTTGATCCGGCTCAGTCAACTGAAGGTGCCGCAAAGTTTGCTGCTGAGAATAACTCTACACTGACAGGCGTACTTGGTAGAGCACCTACTGGTGGGGAACTTTACCTTGCACATCAACAAGGCCCCGGTGGTGCAGCTAAACTCCTAAGCAATCCTTCTGCTCTTGCAGTTGATATTGTTGGTGCCGATGCTGTTCGTCTGAATGGTGGTAATGATCGGATGACTGCTGGAGAGTTTGCAAACATCTGGATCAGTAAGTTCAACGGTGCTCGTGGTCCTGTCTCCTACACTGAGGCTACTGGTCAAGCTGTAAGCCCTACAGCACCCGGTCCTCAACCTCGTCCTGAGGCTACCACTCCAGTGCCCCTACAGAGCGCAGGAGAAGGCCGTACAGTGGCCTTGCAGCAGTCTGGAGGGGTAGGGGTGCCTAGCGAGTCTGTAGCCACTCAGCAGGCCGCTCCTGAAGCCTCTAAGGCTGCTACTCAGGTGCCTATGGATGCAGAGATTCAGGCACTGATTGCTTCTCTAGGTGACGATGAGAGTGTTCAGTTCTTCAAGTCTGATGCTGCTCTGGAGAAAGCCAAGGCTTCTGGTCGAGTGAGTAAAGGTGATACAGTTGTTGTCAATGGAAAGATTGTGGAGGTAAGCTAATGTTGAAAGCTATCATTCAGTTCATCCTTAGCTTGCTTAAGGCTATGAAGAAGCCTGTACCTGTGGTGGTACCTAAGGCTCCTCCTGTAGCTATCCCAGTAGCAACCAAGAATGCTACCAAGCTTCATAACCTAGACTTTATCAAGAAGCATGAGGCTCTACGTCTTCAGGCTTATCTTCCTACCAAGAACGATAGATGGACTATTGGTTGGGGGCATACCAAGACAGCACAGAAGAACATGATTATTACTGAGACTAGGGCTGAAGAGCTTCTTCGGTCTGACCTTAGGTGGGTGGAGGAAGGTATCCGTGATACTGTTAAGGTGCCTCTGAACCAGAACCAGTACGATGCTCTAGGCTCCCTGATCTTTAACATTGGTATGGGTAACTTCAGTCGTAGCACTCTCCTCAAGAAGCTTAATGCTGGAGACTACAAGGGTGCTGCTGATCAGTTCTTGGTATGGAATAAACAGAAGAATAAGACTACCGGACAGATGGATGTACTCAAAGGTCTGGTAACTCGTCGTAAGCAAGAGAGAGAGATGTTCCTGAAATGAGAGTATACCCTGAACTATTGGTTGATGAAGAGTTTGAAGCCCTCGGTGACTTGGGATTTGAAGGTCAACTGAATGATAGACAGTTTGCTTATCTACGTGATAGGGGTCTTCTAGGCTCCTTGTCTGATATGATGGGTTACTTTAATAGTACAACTAGTCTGACTTCTGAAGCACTGTTTACTGCTTACTCTGCCAAAGGGTTTGAGCTAGATGCTTACATTAGTAATCTGTTTCAGGATACTGCTCGTACCACTCCTGTAACTGCACCGGGGCAGACTGTGGCAGGTATCACTGATGTTAGTGGTCAAGGTAACCACCTGTCACAAGCTACTGCTGCCGCACGTCCTACCTACGGGATCAAACCTTTCCGTGGTAGAGTTAATATGTTGATTGGTACAGAGGCTCTAGCCACACAAGCTGCTACAACCACTGCTGTATCACATACACTATCGTTTACTGGCACAGGGACTATTACTCTTACAGGTACATCTACTGCTGGCCCTCTGGTCGGGACAGGCGCATCTGATCGAGTGTCTCTCGTATTTACTCCTACTGCTGGTTCTCTAACTCTTACTGTTAGTGGCTCTGTTACTCTGGCTCAACTGGAGATTGGTGCACTTACTGGTTACCAACGTGTAGGTACCACTGTATACGATTGCACAGAAGAAGGACAAGCGACAGTACACTATCTACGTTTCCAGACTAATGATTTTATGCAGACAGCTTCTCTTGACTTAACGGATCGGGATTGTGTTTGTGTGGTTGCAGGTCTGCGTAAGATGTCTGATGCGGCATCGGGGATTATTGTAGAAATCGGCACTGATTCAGCAGTTCAGAATGGGACATTCGGCCTGTTTGGTCCGTCAGTCTCTGGCGCTAACTCATACCGTTTTCTAAGTAGAGGGACCGTCACTAAGGATGCAGGAACAGGAGTGTTTGCCGCTGCACCTGATACAGCGGTTGTTACTGGTCTTGGGGATATATCCAGCCCCTTGGTTTCACTCCGCCGTAATGGTTCTGTTGTAACATCCACAGCGACAGACCAAGGAACGGGAAACTACGCTAATGCTGTGGTTTATATTGGTGCAAGGGCAGGTACGTCGCTTTTTGCTAACATGGAACTTTCAAATCTTATTGTGATGTCCACCGCCACTTCTTTGTCAAGTACGGTAGTCTCTAGTACTGAACTATTGTCTGGTATTAAGACTGGTTTGAGACTGTAACCATGCCTGATCAAGTAAAAGATGATATGATGAATAAAGCTCTGACTGGTGCAATCATTGGTCTGCTGTCTTGGAACATCTACACAACTCACAAACTCACTATTGACGTAGCTGTCTTGACAGAGAAGATCGAACAACTAGAGGATAAGATAGTAAAATGACTAGAGAGAAACTGATCAATCTTATCCTAGATGGATTGATGTTCATTGTCCCGTTCTTGGAACTAACAGAACTGATGGCAGTGATCCCATTAGAATGGTTGCCTTGGTATATGCTTGCAACTGTAGTACTACGTAGACTCATCCGAGTCTTGGAAGAAAGGAAGAAAATCAATGTTTATCCTGAACTGGATTCTTAAATGGATTGGCCTTGCCTCGTCTCAAATGTGGCTCCTTGTGGCTGGTGCCTTTGGTGTGTTAGCGCTATACGGCAAGGGGAGACTAGACCAGAAGAAAGACCAGAAGCTAGAGACTCTGGAGGAAGACCTAGAGACCATCAAGAGGATTCAAAATGTCAAAGTTAATACTACTAGGGATGCTGCTGTTGAGCGCCTGCGCACCAATGGCGACCTCAGGGATTAATCTCTGTAACCAACTACCGTCTGTATCTCAGAAGGACACTGACGAGACCATCATTCAGGTGGATAACTTCAACGCTAAATACCGGGCAGCTTACTGCCAGAAAGGTCTCTAATGTTTATGGCTGTTGCCTTGATCTGTACTGCTTGGGATATCAAGGCTTGTAATATCCGTCCTCATGCTCAATCATTCATCACTGAAGAGGCTTGTGTAGTCTTCATCAATGAGAGTGTAGGAGAGCTAACTCCTATGGGTACAGTGCTCATTGCTACCTGCTTCAAGGTAGGGGAGGGTGCCTAATGCCTAGCTCTAAGAACTACAAGAGAGACTACAAGCAGGAAGGCAAGTACCAAGCCACTGAGGAGCAGAAGAAGAAACGTGCTTCACGTAATGCTGCTCGTAGGGAAGCTATCAAAGATGGTAAGGTACGTAAGGGTGACGGTAAAGACATAGACCATAAGAATGGGAATGCTAGAGATAACTCTAAAGGTAACCTCAGGGTCCAGTCAGCATCAGCCAACAGGTCATTCCCTAGAAACAAGAAAGCAGGAAAGAAGTAATGGCTTTAAAGACAACTACTCGTACTACACGATGGACTATCGACGGTATCAGCTTTGTAAGTACTGTGTCAGCTACTTATGATAAAGAGACTGTAGGTACGGTAGAGCCTACTCCTACACCTGTACCTGAGCCTACCCCAGTGCCCACTACAGGTACAGTGTATTTGGTTGACCCTATTGGTGGGTCTGGTAACTACAAGGATGTATGGGCTGCTGTAGCCGCTGGTGCTAAGGGTGGAGACACTATCCTGCTTAGGGATGGCTCACATGGTCACCTAGAGATTAAAGGCACACAGATGGCCTTTGATAAGGACTTGGTTATCCGTGCACAGAACCCTTATAAGGCTCATGTGACTAGCATCATGTGTTCCTATGGGGCTAAGAACATCAGCTTTGAAGACTTGGATATTTACTACACTGCTGCTACTAAGCCTGAAGCTCTGGCTTATGTACAGGCATCTGCTAGTCATATTAGCTTCCGTAGGAATCGCTTTAGGTCTATCCCAGACGTATCTGGTTTCTTGTCATGGTCTGCTACTGAGTGGCTTTCCAAGTCTGCGGCAGGTATTGTTAACATTGGTTCAGTTGGTGGAGTTACTGAAGGTAATCATCTTAATGTTGTTAGCTTTGGTATCAACGTCCCTGAAGGTGGTGTAGCCCGTAACAACATCATTGAGAACTTCTGTGGTGATGCTCTACGTGGTGCATCTAAGTCTCTCCTAGAAGGTAATACCATTCGTGGTGCATTCCAAGTAGACGGTAACCATGCAGATGGTATCCAAGCTTTTGCTGGTCCTACTGGGGTACTGTCTGATCTTGTTATCCGTGGTAACACTATCAATAACTGGCATCATTCTAACCTATCTCATCCTCTTCGTGCTAACCTACAGGGTATCGGTCTGTATGATGGCTGGTACGATAACCTGATCATTGATAACAACAATGTTACTGTACATCATTGGCATGGTATCTCTGTGTATGGTGGGCGTAACTCCAAGATCACTAACAACGTTGTGACAAAGCTTCCAATAGCGTCAGATATAAAACCTTGGATTGCTTTCTTTGACCATAAGACTGGAGGGGTTGGTTCTAACAACGTAATGACAGACAACACAGCACCTCAGTTTACCTATAGGTCTGGTGTAATTCTTGATACAGGAAACATAGTAAAATGAGTAAAGCTCCTACACTATCTGATCTTAACAACCTTAGCAATCCTAGTATTATTACTACGGTTAATACTAACAACGATAAGATAGAACTTGCTTTCCAGAATACCCTGTCTCTGGATGGTTCAACACCTAATGCTATGGGTGCTGATCTTGACATGGACGGTAATGACATTACTAACGTTACTACACTAGCAGCAGACGAAGTAACTCTTAACGGGGTTAGTATTGCAGCTACAGTAGCTACAGCAGTAGCCGCAGCAGAAACTGCTACTGCTGATACTTTTGCTAACGTGTCTTCTTTGTTGGCTGATACTTCTGATAGAACAGTCGGCACTATCCTTAGGACTAGGGAAGAAGGGTTTGCTTATGAGGTTGCTGCGTTAGCAGCATCAGACCATGATGTAACAACAGCAGGTGGTGTCAAGCTATACGTACAGCCTGTGTCAGGTCAGCTTCCATTACTTGCATTTGGAGACCCCGGTGACGGAACATCAGACTTTTCTGATGCTGTACAAAAGGCTTTAGATGCTGCGGCAACTCGTGGCATCATGGAAATTGTAGCCCCTGCTGGGCGGTATGGTATCGGAACAGCAATTGCATGGCCGCAATTAGCGTCTGTCCGCATTGTCGGGGTAGGGTATAAACTCCTACCTATTATTGGTACGTTAACTGAGAAACGGGGTGGCACTTGGTTCCGACGCATTGCTGATGTGGCAATTTTTGATATGACTGGTGTTAGTAGCTTATCAGGTGGGCCTCTAACACACAGGCCAAACCTATACGGTTTGTTGCTTGATGGGGCAGGGCTTACAGAACCACTAATTAAGGCGCATTCGTGTACTGAATTGGTTGTTGACAACTGTGGCTTTATCGGGGTGGATGGTGTCGGCATAGACGCCTTGGAGCTATTCGATAGCAGATTCACTAACTGCCGATTTACAGAAATGGGTAAGGCTGATGGTACTGCTTGTATAGCCCTGCGTTCTGGCTTCGATAGTCGAGAGTCCTCTAACCAGATTCATTTTACTGGGTGCGTTTGGGAGAGCTTTCCGGGCAGCGCCATATCTGCGAGAAAGTTTGATTCCGGCTCCATTGATGTAAACGAGATTTATTTTACAAACTGCAAAATGGAAACTGCAACCGGGGCAACGCCAATCCTTGATTTGCAGGATGTGTCAGGGATACACTTTGGGCTGTTACAACTAGCTTTGGCGGGTGACGTATCCGACACCATAGCCTCTCTTGTGTCTTTTACAGATTCGTCGGACATTTCTGGAACATTGCACGTCGAACTTTTCCGATCCACCGGGGCTACAGTTACCAATCATGTAGTTCTAACCAACTGTGCAAACGTTGCCTTGCAGGTTTTTGATTATGGGGAACGCGATGTTGCATCGGGCATTTCGTGTTCGTCAAGCGTTGTGAACCCGTCAATCCAGTATGATTATGTCGGCTTGCTGAAGACGACAGTCGGAACAAGTTTCTCGCCTTTCATAAATTCCCGAGGTCGCGGAAGATTGCAGGGTAAATCGGCGTCCCCGGCGTTGTTGCTGGACCGCAGCGATATAGCCGACGAACTGTGGGATTTGGCTGCGATTAGCGCAGATGGTGCCGGTTCCCGCTGGGAAATTACCCACAACGGAACACCCGTTCTCCGTATTAACGATGACAATACGATAACAAACCTCTTTGCGATGGTGTTGGGGGCATCGGTCAATGTCAACAATAACAGGCTGGCAAATATTTCCGCAATGAGTCGAAATGCTTGGGCTATAATCACGAGTATTGCGGGTGGTGTTCTGGCTTGCGCTAATGACGACCATATTGTTGTGAACGCTAGTGGGGGAGGGAACGTTACTGATATAACGTCAAGTTTGTCAGGCATTCCTACCGTGACAATTAGAAACGTTGATGCGTCAGCGGTTACGTTTGTTCACAACACATCGAAGCTTCGTTGTATAGGTGCGGTGGATAAGGTCGTCAACCAGCATGAGTCAATCCAATTTGCCTTGGTTAGCGGGACTATCTGGCAGCAGGTTGGTGGTAAGGTATAAAGGTAACTGCGTTACTAACTGAAAAGGCCCCAAGGAGAAATCCAAGGGGCCTAATCATTTCACGGTGCAGGTGGTACTTCCAAACAGTAGTCTTCTACGTATGGAAACCTTTGTCGGAGTAGTTCTGCTTCTACTACACCAGTCTCATTACACAGTTCTTCTGTAGCAAAGAGACTAGCCTTCCAACTCAGTACCCGGCACTCTGATACCATGTCTGCTGCCTCTAGTGAACCGGGATGGTGTACTTGGCAGACAAGAGCCAGTAGGTGAAACATTACTCTTCAACCACTACTTCTTCAGGCACATGGTTACCCATCAGGTCAGGGCAGGAAGGGTTGTTGAAGTAGTTAGTACCTTCAACCTGAACCTGTTGAGCAGGGTCACACCCAGTATCACGATAACCGTCTTGCACATGACCACCTTGGGCAACAAGCAGTCCAACAGCGATAGCACCAGCAGTAATAAAGTCCATATTATTTCTCCATTTTGTTGATAAGAAGTTCAGCATAGTGTATTACTTTACGGAGGTCTTCAATGCCTCCCTTTTGTTTGTAACGGCAAGTATACTTGATGATGTTGCCCTCACAAAATCCTAGTTCGTTGGCTAGGATAAACTCTACAGGTTGGATAGCCATATCTTTGTAGTGTTGGCCACCTACCTGTTTTTCTAGTGGTGTCTTTTCAGGTGTGTACGTATAAGTTATATCACTAGCAGGTTGTACATTCACCTCAATCTTTGGTCCTTTGTAGAAGCGTGGCTCATCTTGGTATTGATGTATCATGGGAGAGTCAAAGTCCATCTCTTTCTGTTCCTTTGCTTCACTCATTTCTTTGATAGCTTTCTGTAGGCGTTTGTTCTGATACTCGTGACCTACTGCTGAAAGAACAGAACCGTTAATGAACTCCATCAGGTTTCCTTTTCAATTCAAACCCAATCTTAATTGGTCTCTCCAGTAAGAATGGCCTACCATTTTGATCAAGAACTTTTGACTCTCTGTAGTCTTCTACTATAATGTCTGGGTTCGGAGTCCAACCAGAGTAACTACTACGGTTCATCTCTTTCCTCCTCTTCCATAGCTTCCCTAAGGATTGTCTCAAGACCTTTCTGAACCAAGAACCTGATGAACTCATCGTCAGCCTCAAGGTCTACAACACCATCTTCTAGGACTTCTAGTTTGTAGACTTGCATTATAGTACCTTTCTATAGTTCTGTCAACAGGTTTATTCACATGTCCTCAAGCCAGTAGAGGGGTCATAGTAGCAAGCTCCTCCGTCTGTCTCATTTACAAAGCTGTCCACGCTTTCTTCTCCTGCGTCTGCCACATCCTCAACTGCTGAGGCATTGAGAATACCGTAGCGTTTGCCGGATGATCTGAACGTAGTGCAACCACTGGCTCCTCCCCGATAAGCCTCCATATATACTCGTTTAAAGTCATCCCAGTTTACCTCATCTCCTACGTTACAGGTCTTAGAGCAAGCAGAGTCAACATACTTGCTGGCTACGTTCAGTACTTTGACATGATCAAAGACAGATAGTTCATTAGCAGTCTTACCCTTTACTCCAAACACTCGGTAGCCGTAGTCTTCCACTCGTTCAACGATGGCTCCATTGAATGTTTGGATAGTTCTGTCGTAGTAATGTGAGAATACAGGCTCAATCCCGCTGCTAACATTATCAGCAGAGAGGCTAATGGTTCCGGTAGGAGCCACACTAAGCAGATGACTATTACGAATACCATAATTGCGGATATCATCTTGGATGTACCTCGGTAGGGTTTGAGCAAAGCCAGACTGTAGGTATTTCTCTGCATCAAACAGTGGGAATGGACCTTTCTCAATAGCCAACGATACAGAGGCACGGTAGGTTGTATCTCGGATCACACCCATGACTTCCTCAGTCCACTCAAGGAACTCAGGAGAGCCGTAGGGGTAGCCTAGAGCCTCTCCAGCATTAGCCAAGCCAGTCACCCCTAGTCCCATCCTACGCTTGCTACGGGCCTCCTCTGCTTGCTGTGGAAGGGGGAAGATGGCCCTGTCTACCACATTGTCCATAGCACGTACAACTGGTACGATGTCATGCTTCAGAAGCTCATAGTCAAAGTAGAACTCATTACCGGGTTGGATGTTACGAATGTATTTCACTAGGTTGAAGGAGCCAAGGAGACAGGCACCGTAGGGTGGTAGTGGCTGTTCCCCACAGGGGTTGGTGGTAGCGATAGTCTCACAGTACCAGAGGTTATTCTTCTGGTTGATACGATCAATGAACAGGATACCCGGCTCTGCCCAGTCCCAAGTACTACGAAGGATATCATCCCACAGAGCCTTGGCACTGACAGTCTTGTAAGCCTTGCCTTCAAAGACAAGATCAAACATGGTGTTGTTCTCTACAGCTTCCATGAACTTGTCAGTGATGCCTACAGAGATATTGAATTGAGTCAGGTTGGTGGAGTTGTTTTTGGCTTTGATGAACTCTTCAATGTCGGGGTGATCGACACGAAGTACTCCCATTTGAGCGCCTCTTCGATGGCCCGCCGATGCGATTGTTTTACAGAGCGCATCGAAGATACCCATGAAACTAATTGGTCCGGAGCTACGACTGTCCAGCGACCTGATGTGGTCTCCACGAGGCCGAAGCGTGCTGAAGTCATAGCCGATACCTCCTCCAAGGCGCATAGTCTCAGCAGCTTCCTTTGCTGCCTCCATGATACCATCCATAGAATCAGGGAGGGTACGACTGACAAAACAATTGTATGGTGTTACAGCACGGGGAGCACCCATAGCTGCCTGTACCCTTCCTGCTGGTAGGAAGCGTTGCTCTAGTAGTGTCTCTCGGAAGAGACGGTAATGTTCTTCATCATCCTTCAGTGCATCAGCAACACGAGTCATAGCTTCCTTGAATGACTCCCCTTTGCTGCGGTATTTCATCTTATGAATTTCTTCAGAGATGCCAAGCTTAGGTCCGTATTCTTTAATCAATCGTAGTGCTCCTCTTCTCCGTATGTACTTGTATAGTTCCATTCAAGAATGACTGCTTCATCTCCTAGAACAATCTTACCCTTGTCTACTCCATGTCTTTTGGTCATAAAGGGGACGAAGGAAGGCCATAGGTTCTTGATCACAACTTCTTCATCATAGCAGTCCATAGTGTCGTTGATGGTAATTTGTAGATTAAAGATTGTCTGTTCTCTACTCATCGGTTATCTCCATCCCCACGTAGGACATTACGTTCAGCACGATCAGTCAGCTTGTCTACGTTCTGCTGTGCAATGTCAGACATATAGACTTCCAGTTCAGTACAGGCTCGGGCAAGGTACCAAAGCACATCACCCAGTTCAGCAGCAAGAGCGTCACGGTTTACCTTATCACCACGAAGAATTTTCTTGACCTTACCAGCAAACTCTCCTGCTTCATTGACCAGACCAAGAGCTACATACTCTAGAGCCTTGTCCTCAGGGTATATAGCGGTACTGTCTGTCCAGTCTTGGTACTCATCAAACTTGTACCAACGACCCATCTCTTCTTCGTCTACAGCCTGAGCCAATAGCATGTCATAGTATTCAGTCGTCATCTTCTACATCCTCAAATTTATATTCTTCTGGATCAAACAGTCCACGTTCAATAAGAATCTCTAGGACTGTCAACTCTTCAATATCATTCTGGATAAGTAGGGTCTCTAGGCCATAATCCTCCAACAGTTTCTCAAGTAGCTTGTCCACCCTTTACCTCCAAGATTTGTTTTAGAGCTAGTTGAAGCTCCTTTATTGCTTTTTCTTTTTCTTGTAGTTGTTCTTTTAATGTACTTATCATACCATTTAGAACTTCTATCTTTGTATCATTAAAGTCTTTAGGAGCATTATGGGGTGGTCGTGGTGATAGGTTCCACATACCGGGGTCTGGTTTAAGTGTTGTATGAGACTCGATAGTGTACTCTAGTGCCTTGTTGTAAGCATCCTTGATACCTTTATCCATAGGTCTTCCTCATACGGTCAATTGATACCCACTCCAGATCATACCTACCATCTTCAAAGTCTCGTAGGATGGCTAGACCGGGTTGCCAGAGTTGGTTTACATTACCCGCCCATTTGCTTTCATAGTCTTGGTAGACGCCACATACCAGACCCATAATTGTCTTACCGTCAGCACGTGAGGCAACAGAATAATCAAAAGTATGGGAGTGAGCACAGATAGAAGAGCAGTGGTTTTTGGCAAGAAGAGAAGCAGCATGATTAATACCGCCGATTGGACGACCCATGATACCACTGATAAAATAATGAGCAAAGAGAACACCATCCAGATTAAAGATACCGGGTGTTTGCCCTGAGTATGGAATGACTTTATCATAGTACCTCTCGAACTCTAGATGCTTGGTGCTGATACCATACTTAGCTCCTGCAAGGTGGGGTTCGTACTCTAGTACCTTGTTGATACGATGCTCATGGTTACCTACCAAGACAATAGACTCAGGCTTACGCTTCTTAGCCTTGTTGATTGGTGCCCACATACGTTCTTGGAAGTCTAGATGGGCCTCAATATCTTTCTCATAGGAAGCAGAGTTGAATGAAGCTTTACCTTTGTCATAGGAGGACAGGGAAGGTAGGTCTGCTGCATCACCCATATTGACCAGCACATCAGGCTTGAGGTCTACGATCAACTTACCTACCCAGTCAGCACGATTGTTGTGGTGCAATCGGTGGGCATGTTGGTCTGGTAGTACGAGTACTATTTTACTCATTCAACTGTTCCTTTGTTTGACAATCATAGACTACAATAGAAGATTTGTTAGTTTCTTGTAGTACCCCAAGTACTCCTATTGCAAAGATTAGTATAAAGAACGGTACAGGTTCCATCAGTCAACCTTTCCAAAGAACATAAGCCATACCATCACTGGCCAGAAGGGGATGTTAAGGAAAATCCAAGACAGTTTATACACTAGAGGCATAGGCTTACCAAAGTACAAAGTGCCGTAGTCATCGAAGTCTTTACGGAAGACGATGAATGTTGCAATGATAGCAAAGATAATGCCAACAGTCAAGTAGAGTTCAAGCATTTAGTTTCCTTTCACATCTTCATTAATGATCTTAATAGAGTACGAGTGGCCTAGAGCACCAAACCAATTATCAAAAGACTCTTCGATAATTTCTCTCCATTCCATAGCCTCCTCTTTTGTCTCAAAAGAAAATACTGATGCTTCAATAGAGTAGTTATTTTTAGCCATTCAATCTCTCCAAAAGTTCAAAGTAATGGTCTGCATCAACCACTACAAGGGGTTTACATCTGTCTTGTTTAACTACCAACAAAGGCTCCATACCTTTAGGAGCGTTAGTCTTACACTGTGAGTACCAGTCAGAGATAGCAAGAGACTTCCTAGCTTTACACTCTATGCTGTAAGGGAAGAGCTTACGAGCAGCAGGAGAGAGTTGTACGTCTTCCCCTGACTGCCCCATAGCTGTAGACCTTACATCATCAGCATGTAGAGAAGGATGTAGCTTAAGGATCAAGTCTCTTACCATTTGTTGAAGCTTCCTACCCTTCTGTTTAGCTGATGCTACGGTTACCATTAGAACTCCAATGCTTCTAGATTAGCAGGAGTACCAAAGATAATATCAAACAACTTGATACGTTCTTCTCTAGTCTTGGCATCAACAGTCTTGATAAGCTCAGTAGCCATACAGTACTTCTTGAAGAAGTCTGCTTTACTGGTTACGATGAAGTTAAGTACCCCCTTTTTATAGGAAGTAAACTCTTGTTCAGGCCGCTCTGACCCACCTACGCCAAAACCCCAACGGTCTACTAGTTGTTTAGAAAGTTTATCCTCTGGATCAAAAACTACATAGTCATAGTCAGACAAATCTTTCCAACCACTTTTAGTAACTCTTGATCCAGTAGGCTTAACCCATAGGCCCATGTTAACTACTAGGGCTACTGTTGTCAAGTCTGACATTTTGAGAGTATCATGTGACATTATTTAATCTCCGGTACTTGTGGTGTTTTTACCACAGTTGTCAACCACACTGGACCAGTAGAGTACATAAACTTCCTAGCCTTGGGCCAGCATTCACTCTTATGGTCACAGTAACTACATCCAGCAGGAAGCTTCATGTTACCAGACTTACCTTCTGGTACTGGCTTGAAGCCTCTCTCTGGCTCAATAGGCAAGGCAGAGAATGCCTTCACCTCTTTGACTTTCCGTTCCAGTAGTGCAAGCTCAGGACTAAGATCGTAAATATCAAGACAGATATGACCATGTTGTTTATCCATTACAAGGAAGGCACCGTGACTCTTGTTGGTAACCAGAGGGTCATCTTTACCAGCGTGAACATAGCCAGTAAGTTGTTGGATGTAACCAAAGGGATCATCAGCACGAAGGGAGTTGTACTTGAATTTGTTGAACCCAATCGTAGAGGCTGACTTTACATCCACTGTATACCCATCTATTACAGCGTCTCGGTGGCCCTTGATACCGTAGGCATAGCATTCGTCTTGTTCTCCTTCTACCTTGTGGCCTGCTGCCTTAGCTAGAGACAGAAGAAGAGCTTCTACAATATCTCCATAAGCAAACTTGAGAAGAGTAGAAGGACTTAGTTCTGTTGCTGGAGTATCAGAGTTAAGATGGTACCAAAGCTTTCTATGACAAGGAGTACCAATGTTACTCATACGTAGAGTCTTGGTATACTCTTCATCTGTCTTGGTGAACCTACGTTCCATAGTAGAACCAGCAAGAGCATTAAAGTATTCTGTTACCGTCTTATCCCATCCACCTTTCTGTTTGATGACTTCATTTATGTCTTCAATTAGGGTATGGATTGATTTCATTCAATAGCTCCTCTACTTCTTTTTCATTTAGGACACGCCATCCTGTAGCATTACACCCTGCTTCAAAGGCATCTTTCAATGCAGTTTTCCAGATATTGTACTCTGTCTCTCCATCAAAGTCATCAGCAGTCCACAGCTTATAAGAAGGGTGGTTATCAAACCATTCATCAAAGGCTTCTTTAAAGGTCATAGTGTCCTCCTCAAAAAGGGATTTCTGAATTAGGTTTGAAAGTCTTAGGAGGAGCAGCCTCAGGCTCATCAGCCTTGGTAGGTCGCTCTTCCATCTCTGCTTTCTCCAACACCACAATCTTCTCCAGTCGAGTACCGGGTACCTTGGAGGTGGTGTAGACAGTAACCTCTACCTGAACCTTGGAGCCGTTAGGAAGGAAGCCATCAGTGCTGAAGTCCCAAGGGGTACCATCTGCCTTGACCACATCAGGGGCACCTGAGGCCCACTCAAAGCGGTCCTTGTGTTTACGAGTGAACTTGACAATGAAGTTGCCATCATCATCAAACTTACCCTTCTTGGCAGAACCAGAAGCCTTCAGCAGTGCTTTGTTCTCCTTGTCCAGCATAACATCAATGGTGTACATACCATCCCATGCTGCATAGGCATCCTCGAATCCTTTCATGTCTCGGTTGGACTCAAAGACCTTAGCCCAGTAGGAGGTGCCAGTAAAGGTGTGCTTAGATGTTGCCATAGTTTAGTTCCTCTTTCATTGAAAAATAGATATCCATCAAGCTCTCATGGAGCCAGTAGTTCTCTGTAGTCTTGAAGTAGTATGAGTCTTCTTTCTTAGTGTAGACCATTATAGATCAGTCCTTCCATGTTGTCAAGTGTGTTGTTGCTAGGACTGTACGTTCAGTGGTGTTTTGTAGGGTGTTGTATTTGTAGTCGTCTATCCATAGGAAATGTCTATAGCTAGCTGAGTGCGGTCTGAAGTGGTCCCTAATACCCACATATTTATAACTCTTTGGATTATCACTGAACTGTATAATACCCTGCTTCTCTACTTCCATGTGCTTATCTCCGTAGGGCCAAGGAGTACATAACCGTTATAGCTATTGATGAGCATGGTTTCTAATGAGTTGACTCCAGTAGCACAGTTACGCCAAGACAACCCCGTGTTCGATGATACACCGTAAGGTATCCTAGTGTACTTATCATTCTTGATTATCATTTCCAGAATCCTAACTCTACTGGGGCTACCTTGGTGTCTTCAGCCCCTACACTCGTAGTCTGCTTGTAGAGTGTTAGTTCATTAAGAACATAGAATTTACAGTTACTTTGTATCAATGTTCTAACACTTCTAAAAGATGACTTATAGATACCAGTTCTATCACTCAATGGCTCTCTCCCCAGTTTCTACCAAGCTTACCTTCGATACCCATAGGGCAGAACAGGTTGAGTCTCTTGTTCACCCTGTCCATAGCCTCATGTTGTATCTGGATAAGTCTGTCTCCATCTTCCTTGGTCTGTACTTCTACCTGAACTTCATCATGTACAAAGTCTACATGTCTAAACCACAGTCCCTCTGCTCTGGCTTGCTTACGCCATTCAACAACCCAATGCTTTGCAATAACACTCTCACCATTCTGTAGGTAACCAGCAAGCATCAAGTGCTCAGAGTTGCAATTAACTTTCCTACCATCAAGACCAATGAAGTAACCACGACTAGCATCAGTAGGAATCTTGAAGTCCTTAAGCTTCTTGAGTTCAGGGAAAGCCTCAAGGAACTTGTTACAAGCATCAGCAGCTTGCTTGATAGAGCAGCTAAGAATCTCTGCCACCTTAGGTACAGAGGCACCTAGTAGCCAAGCATAGATGAATGTTTTACTGGTGTCTCTGTCTTTACACACTGAGCCTAGAGCACCCATATTAATGGTATGGATATCAGTACCAGCTTTCTTGTCACCACGCATGATAGCTGTACGCCATGTATCAGACTTCATGTAGCAGGTAAGGACACGTAGCTGTGCAGAGTCAAGGTCAGTACCTACAAGCCAGTGTCCCTCATCTACACCCCACAAGGCACGAAGGTTGTAGTCGTACTTAGCCTTGACTTCCTCTACGGGGGTCTTAGGGTCACCGTGGAAGGGAGAGAAGATGTTAGCTTGATTAGGAGAGCTATGAGACATACGACCACTCCAAGCACCGATACCCCAGAACTTACCATGAATACGAGAGTCCTCTTCAGAGACACATCCTAGCCACTCTACAAGGCTCTGCTTACGTCCGTTAAGGGTGAGCCACTTGGCTAGGTCAGAGGCTTCCTTAGGGGCGCTGGAGGGGAGTGTGTTAAGGTTCTCCTCTGATGTCTTCCAACCATACTTCTTGTAGTGTTCTGTCTTGTCTACCATGCACTTATCTCCTTAGGGCCAATGAAATCCCACTTATACATCATAAACATACCATGCTCAGATTTCATACAATCACTATAGTAATAGTCAGGTCCATAGTTTAGTGGGTAGTATTTTGTAGGACTCTTATGAAAGGTAATCTCACCAATATCCCTATCGCTAGCGTACATCCCCAGTTCTACCATGTCACCAACTCCTCTGGTCCTATTTTATAATGGGTACCTTTCATATCACTCCAAGGGCGTCTACGTATCATATCAAACTCTGTGGTATAACTTATTGTACTAGAGTTACAGATAAGATTCATGTAAGGTGTGTTAGGTTTCTTATACCATACTCCCATTTCTTTGCTTACCATTTGCATACCTCACTAGGTCCAAGGTAGGCCCAACCGTTTTCCATAAACTCTTTATGGTCGGTATGTCTACATTGATAACAGCTAGTTCTGTGACTATTACTCAATTCAAAATACTCAATAAAACCATTCATAAAAGCTACCCTTTGACTACTGATGTACATACCCGGTTCGATGTCTACCATGTGCTTATCTCCGTAGGACCAAGAAGAGTACATTTACTAGAAGTTTTATGCCTATAATAAGCACTCGCTATAGCTGTTGAATTATTAGGAGACTTAACCCAACCTCGAATTTTTCTAAGATTAAACTTAGGTGCATAGATTACCTCATCAAATTTAATTATCATTTACGTTTCTCCCTCAGGAATTTCTTGTGACCGTCAGTCATGTCTTTAGGTTTCCAACCAGCTTCCCAGAGAATGTCAATACGTTGTTGAGGGCTACCGGGATTGAACTCTTCATAGTCAAAACATATTAGGTCATCACCCTCAATCTTGGTAAGTGGGTAGCCTTCCATAGCATCGGTGACACTAGAGAACAAGCTACCATCTTTCTTGGTACGGTACTTGATACGCTTGACCTCAACTAACTTAGGTGGGAAGGCAGACTTGAAGCCATCCTCTAGCACCTTAATCTCTGACTCAATCTCCTCAAGCATAACCTTGGCCTTAGGGATATCAAACTTAAAGCCTTGCTTACCCATGTCATAGCAGACCATAGCTGTATCGTGCTCTACACGCATTGACAAGGCCCACGCAGGGTCATAAATCTGAGGCTTGTAGTGATTAAAGATAGCCTCAAGTACCTCTACATCCTGCTCACCATACTCAATCATCTCTGGTGTACATTCATCCCAAGTACCAGTGTACTCACCCTTGAATACACCAAGGTATTCACCTAGTTCCTTGAGAGAATGAGTACTAAACTTGGAATAGTTAACTAGTTTGGAAACAACCATAGTATCAATGACAGAGAAAGGATTGATCAGACCTTCCTTGACCAACCTGTTGATCACCCAACAATCATAACCTAGACCGTTATGGAACACCCACTTGTCTGGTTGATAGAATGTAACCCATGCCTCAAAGGCTAGCATGTCAAAGAAGGTCATAACAAATCCATCAAGAGTCTTGACCCTGATGAAGTGAATCTTAGTAGGTGTTAGGCCATTAGCTTCTACATCAGCTAGTACTATCTTCATCGTAATAGTCCTCAATCAAGAGTTCCATAAGTTGTCTAGCTTTCTCCCTCATTCTATACGGCATTGGGTTACTGCCATGAGTCTCAAATTCTATTACACTCTTAGTAGGAACGTGAGTAAATGTCCACCTTTGATGCCAACCACCAATACCCATACCAACTCTTTGATCAGATACTTTAATCCATAGGTCTTCTTCTTTAAGTTTCATATCTCACTCCCATCTCCATACCTCCAAGGGGAGTACTCTAGTATAGCTTTTTAAAGTATGTTCACCAGTTTCGACATCCCACCCTTTACCACCAAGACTGTATTTAGCATCTCTAAATGATGTATACCAACCTTTGCTATCCTCTACATGACAAATATCACTGGCTTTAAATGAACCATAGATTCCATCTAGCATTACCATAGGCTCAACTCCTTTGGTGCAATGATGGTGGTCCATTCAGTCTTAGGTATAGTGTGGTGTGTACCATAAGCGTACAGTCTCTCAGCGTAAGCAATTGAGCTAGGCTGGACTCTACGATAAGCCTTACCAGTCCAGAACATAATAAACTTTCTACTAGTTGTGGTCTTAATCATATCTCTACCTCCTCAAGGAGTGTTGTCTCAGGTGAGTAGTATACTGCACCAGCATAACCAAGCTTACTAAAGGGCCTATTTTTTTCCACAAAAAATTTGGTGGTGTTAGCCACATCCTCGTCTGGGTTCTCTTTGTCTCTCTCAATACGAATACAGATGATAGCCTCTTCCTCTAGGCTACGAGCATACTTGGTATGACCATCTTCATTAACGTGAGAGATAAGGATGATACCTACATTCAGTTCTTTCGCCAGTTGCGCAAGATTAGCAGCAAGCTTAGTAAGTATGCTAGTTGCACCGTCAATACCACCCAAATAAGCGAGACGTTGTACGTGATCAACAAAGATGTAGTTAGCACCATACACACCGGCAGCAAGACGACAATACTCAAGTACTTCCATAGGCTCATCACCAGACCTCATTTCAAATACAATGGTTCGTTCACCCTTGGTAGCAGCTACAGCAGCAGCCTCTACTTCAGCCTCAGTAACACCACGTTCCTTAGCATCATCCTTGGTACGTACATTCTTCTTCAGTTCGTAAGTAGCCATACAGCGATAGGTAGTGGACTTCTGTTCCTCCATATGCAGCAAGCCAATCTTGCAATCACTTGATGACAGTAGTCCTGTTTCTATATACCGGAAGAACTCAGTCTTACCCGATCCGGGTGGGGCCTTAAGGAATGTCAGGCCACCCTTAACCATACCACGGATAACACCATCAAGACCCTTGTGGCCAGTAGGGGTATACTCATAGGGGTTCTCTTCACGAAGGATGGAGATAACCTTATCATCAGAGCAGAAGAAGTTATCTGGTGTCCACCGTTGGGGACGTAGTGCAGTCCACTTAAGCTCTGCCAGATCACCAGCCTGAAGGGCCTCGTTAGCATCCTTCCACTTGGTAAGGGGGATGTAGTAGAACTTGTGTGGAAGGGCCTTGTAGAGCCTGTCAGCAGCCTTCTTACCTGTCTTGTCTAGTTCACCAGCATACACTACCTCTTGGAATGTGTTGAGGTAGTCATACTGTTTCTTTACAAAATCATCCCCAATAGAGCCGGAAGGTAGGGACAGTACTGGCCAAGTTGAATCCATAGATTGATAGAGTGAAGCTGCATCGAACTCTCCTTCGGTGATATAGATACGCTTACTAGAAGCAGGGTTGACCTTAGGGCCAAAGAATTCTTTCATACCAACACCAGAATCTTTGATCCAAGAGTTAGCCTTGTTGTTATAGTCACGATATTTGACAGTGTGGGGATACTTGAAGGCATACCGTAGAGGCTTGCCTGTCTCGTCTAGTTGTAGTTGGATACCGTACTTCTCAGCTACCTTAGGATCAAGACCACGAATGCCTTCATAGGTAACAGAAGATGGTTCCTTATTTTTGATGTTCACATAACTCTCCGTTTTTATTGTTCTGGTACATGAATGACAATAACCAATGCCATTAGAGAATAGGCTAAAGGAGTCATTGGCATGGCACTCAGGGCATTGTTGGTGTGTCTTGATAGGTGCTTCACTCATCCCAGTAGCCTAACTCCTTCGGTCCAAGGACTACATCAAATTTATCAAAAGTTTGTATACTTCTTACACCGATTTGATGTTCGACATACTCTTCCCTTTTAAAGTACCTCCAAGTTTTACTAGAACTCATGTAAGCAGGTCTGTTAGAAACTAACTTAATCATCTGCATCTCCTAGATCAAAGTCTTCATACTCTAAGAAGTCTTCAGAGATTAGTTCATCAATCCAATCCTGACACTCTACACAGTACCAGTCAGTACCATCAAACTTGGCATCTGGTGCATCACAGCAATGGCATCTCATAGGTTTACCTTTCCACCAGTCAGGAGATTGGAGAGTTGAGTGAACACAGCACCAGAGAGGTCATTGACATTGGTGATAGCAACACTCTTGGGGTACAGTCGGTTGACATGTTCTGTCTCAATACCGATACCTACACATTCTACACCATCCTTGACACACTCGTCAATAGCATTCTTGAGAGCAGCCTCAAGACTACCACGACCGGGACCACCAATCATATCGTTAGCAGGTTGACCATCAGACAAGACCATAAGAATCTTACGCTTATGAGGCATAGCCTTCAGTTCTTCCTTAGCCCAGAGTACAGCATCACGGTCAGAGTTGTTACCACCAGCACAGTCACGGATAGCATAGACAGAACCTTTAGACACTTGAAGAGACTCATTGAACCCCTTGAATTTGTATAGGTTAAGAGGTTCATAGCGATGATAGGTAGAGCTAGAAGAATGTGCCTTACGTACAAGTTCATTTAGCTCAGTAGTGATACCAGAGTTCTCAAAGCCACTGATCTGGTACTTGATCTGCGTACCCTCAAGGCACTCAGCAAAGGCCATAACAGTGTCAGCAGCAGTACGTACACGGTCACCAGACATAGACCCAGAGAGGTCTACAAGCAGGTGTACAGCAGTGTCCTGCTCAAGACGATCTTGACGCATCTTGTAGACAGAAGGGCTACCTAGTACACCAGCTACCAGACGCTTAGTATCAAGACGACCAAACTCTCTACCAAAGTCCCAGTCACGCTGTTCTTTAGCCATAAGAGCACGGCGAAGTTTAGCCTTCATGGTGTTAACAAGACCACCAAGCTGTACCTTGTGGCGCTCATAGTCAGCAGCATTGTTAGCCTTCATATTCTGCCAACGACGATTAGAACGAACAGGGGTTTTGTCACGAGTGTACACTTCATCAAAGCGAGTAGACAGTACACGATATTTCTGGTAAGATTTAGCCTCTGGTGCATCATAGAACAAGTCTACCTGTTGCTTAAGGTAGTCCTTGATCCATTCATTGCTGTCACCAGTAACTTTCATCTTACCACTAGCAGGACCGGGCATAGGCTTACCCTTAACCTTGTCAGGAACAGGCTTACCTTGTGTGATGTCTGCATTAGGGTCGTACTCAAAGTTCTCAGGGTCACCAGCAAGGCCCTCAACAGGCTTACCAGCAGCCTTATCTTTCTTGTCCTGCTCCTTATCAGAGTCAGACTTGGACTCTTCCTTAGTCAGCATCTTGTCAATCTCAATAGCCATATTCATTACTTGGCTAGAGTTCTCACACTTGTGTACTTCCTCAATCCACTTGTTACCCCATGCCTTCCACTCAGGGGTGAGCATGTCATACATCTCAGCATTAACATCACCACCATAAGACAGACGACCAGCACGAAGGATAGCAGCAGCCACACCTTGCTCAGTCATACCATCGTATACATCTTTATGTTCTACCATGTCTGCTAGTTCTTTAACACCAACAGTCTGACTAAGCTGACGAAGGTTCTTCTCTGCACCGGGGTACTCAGCCATAACCTTACGCTCTAGCCACATATCCTCCAGACAATTCCAGATTTTATGTTGGCGCTCAGTGCTAGTGCTGGAGAATTTACGGTGTGCCTCGAAGTCCGTGTGGCGTACATGACCTGCCTCATGGTCTACATAACCACGAAGAACCATAGCAGCCTCATGTGTAAGCTCTACGTTCTGGTCAAGAGAAGGAAGAACAATCTGCTTACCATCTGTATAAGCCCCATCACCTTCAAAGGCTAGAGTTACTTCTTTGTCACGCCCAAAGATAGCTGACGTGGTTACAAGTTCATGGACAAGTTCATGCGTTTTCATTTTATTCCCACCATACGAAGTTTTCAGGGATAGTGAAGGCATACTTCTTAGCTACTACATACTTAGTAAAACCTGTTTCACTCCAGTAAAGACCAGTAACTTTGTTTCGTTCGTTTATATTTTTAAACAAATAGTGTAATCCGTTTGGACTAAAACCACTAGAGGCTCTACCATCTTGAACATAATCGTATACTCCACTTTGGCTTATATAGACACCATTAGGATACTTCATTCCCATTTTAGTACCTCATGCGTTGCTAGAAGAATAGGAAATCTTTCTTCCTCATCTTCTAGTGGCCAACTTAGTTCTCTATCTCTAATGTACCTGTATAGACTGGAGGGACTACAATAAGATGCACGACCATTACTCACAAGTATAAAGCTATTCTTATCTTGACTTAGTAGTTTCATTTGTCCCACTCCATAAGTAGTGAAGGGGCCAACCTAATGGCCCACTTCGTTTTATAAACACTATCGTAGTGTTCTGTTGGTCTTTTGGTACGTTTTAGAAAAGGGACTATCTTATCATTACCGGAGCCAAGACAACCCCTACTCAAACCCCAACAATAGTAAATCTCACCATCTTCTGTACCCTTCCTCCAGAGTTCATTTAACAACACGGTCAATAATCCCTCGAATAACTGCATAGTCGGACTGGGTGGCACGATCAAGCACAGTCATTTTAAGAGCCTCGGTCATGTTATCCTTACGACCACGGAAGACAGTATTAAGGTGGGCAACAGCTTTACCAACAGCCAACATACCACGGGGGCTAATAGGTTGGAGAATCTTGGCATCTTGGAATGCCTTAAGATGTTCTTCAACATATTTGTTGATGATAATAGTCTCCCCATCAGTCAGGCCGGGATTGTGGCGAGAGAGCAGATCAGCCCGCTGTTCTTTGTTCAGATAGTCTACCTTACCCCAGATGGTGAAGCGATCAAGGAAAGCCAAGGATTGAGGCCGAGCACCTTGATACATACCATGCTCATCACCTTGTCCAACAGTGTTACCAGTGGCAAACATACGGAACATAGGATCAGGAGACACAAGACGCCCACCATCCTCAGTGATACGGAATGAGTTACCCTCAAGCACAGACTGCATCACATAGGCTACATCAGGACGGCAGAAGTCAATCTCATCAAAGGCTACAATGTAAGGAGACTGCATCAGACGAGGCAAGATACCATCAACAAAGACAGACTTACCATCCTTGAGAGTATCCCGACCGATCAAGTCCATACGGGTAATCTCAGAGTCAAAGTTGATACGAGCAAAGGGCCAGTTAAGGTGCGCTGCAATCTGCTCAAGAAGAGTAGTCTTACCAGCACCAGTATGCCCTTGAAGATACATACGCTGATTGGATACGATAGCATAGAGAGCCTTAACAAGCAAGTCTTCACGGAAGATATAGTGAGGGTCAATGGTAGGCACATCAGGGTGAGCACCATCCCATTCCCATACAGGGATATCAAAGGCAGCAGAGGTAGTCAAGGGGAACACTTTATCAATAGCCTTCATAACAATCTTACCAGAAGGAATAGTACCATCAGAGGTAACCTTAGTATCCTTGAAGGGCTTGGCAGCAAGTTCAGACTGAAGGCCACCAAGGGCATCCTTAAGAGACTGTACAGCCTTGTCACTAATCTTACGCTGTTCCTCTGCTTGTTTCTTGATAGTCTCCATCTGACCAGCAAGAGAACCAACAGACTTGAACCCTTCAACCACCTCATTCCAAGTAGGTTGACCGTAAGACTTAAGCACAGTGTTAAGGATGTTCAGTTGCTCTGCACTAGAAGGAAGGCTAGGCATAATGACACCAGAAGGCACAGTAACCTCAGGTGTAGCTACACCACCAGCACGAGCAGCTTCAAGCTTACGATAAGAGTCAAAGAGAACCTCAACAAACTTATCCTCTTCAATATAGTTACAGACAATCTCTGCATCAGAAGGAGCAGCGAGAATCTTTTCACAGTATTCACGATACGAGATGTGACCAGCAGCCATCATCAAGACAATGAACGGGGGTGTCCGCTCAGTAGCCTTATAGAACGTATCGCTAACGTGTGCCTCTACCTTGTCATACAGATCAGGTTCAGTAGCCTTGATGATACGCTTAACAGCATGGCGAATCTTGCCACTGTCCCGCTCATGGCCTTCCTCTTCAATGGTGATTTTACCCTCTGCATTCTCAGTGAAGTTGATGTGCAGAAAGGGTGCGATTTCTTTCATCAGTTCAGTTGTCATGTGGTATCCTTTACCAGTTGAGCATTTCATTAGTGCAGAGTAAAGTACCTCTACAGGCACTTAGATTATAATCATACGAGCTACTATTAAACAACTCTGGTTCAGCTTCGTTAACTTTGTCACCTACACTAGTAAAGAACAAGTTACGGGTTGAATACTTTGACGAACCTCTTAGGTAACAGTAGAGTTTATCTGCCACCATGTCTTGTCCTCCATGATATAGGTATAGTCTCCCTTGATTTCAGACTTGGAAACATTAGTCCAGATACCGAGATACTTTAGATTATTCGTACCCATTGCACTGCCTCTAGTCTCTGCTAGAACTTGGTTATCAGGAAAGATAAGAAGGATAGACTCTTGATGTTTTACCCATCCGTAGGCTAGAACATAGTTAAGAAAATCCTCTTGATCACAAATAAAACTATACTCAGGCACACCTTTATAGGTGCCGATACATAGCTTGAAGTCACCTTTAAGTTTCTTCATAGCCCTAAGCTTGTCGATATTGTGAAGGAACTTAGCTATACTGTGCAGCTTATCCCCATCATCAATAGAGAATACTACCCTAGTCATTTAGACCTACCTTTCCCCGGATTATCAGGATCAGAACAACCACCACCACGGCAGTCACCCTCATCACCGTTACCATGCCCTTTGTTGTCCTTTACTTTTTCAGGATCAGGCTCATTTTCCACAGGGTCCACAGGATCAGTAGGACCAACAGGTTCATCAGGCACACTAGGCCCACCACAATCAGTGACACAATCAGGAACCAGATCAGGGTTAACACTACCTCCACGATCATCACAGTTTCCTTCCATAATAATGTGCCCAGTCCAAACAGGGCAAGGTGGTAGTTGGTTAGGAGTCACAGCACATGCTGACAGACTAATGACAGTAGTAAATGCAAGAATAGCTTTCATGTTATTCAATCCTAAAGCTGGAGTAATCTTCTTTCTTGATGATTGTGTTACCAATCCTTACCCAAGGCACATCTTCCATAAGCATAGCAAACACATCATCAATAGCTTGTTGCCTATCGGCAGGGTCAAGGACAGAGAAGCTATTCAATGGCACAGCCTTACCATCCCAGATACCATAGACAACGATAGGGAATAGTTCTAGTGCTACGATGTTATCAGGAGTTTCCATCTGCTTCATCCGTATAATACTGTTGCATCTCCAGCCTGAAATCTTCCTCAGTCTGTGACATTAGAGACTGAATAAAATCATCCCAAGCCTCTAGCTCTACTTCTTTATAGTCTTTCTCCATAGCCTTAGCTCCTATGTGTGATACATGACAGGATGCGAGTAGTATAATCTACTTGTGCTGCGGCCTTGGCTGCATCAGTGGTGTCGAACATCAACTCTGAGCCTATGGTGAGAACAGAAGCGCCTTCTGCACCACTAGGTAGACGTAGACGATAGGTTTGCCCGTATCCTCGACAGTCATGGACTACATAATTACCAAATGGCGTAGTTGCAACATGACCGTTCCAGACTAGGGGTATAACTTTATCTTTCATAGTCTTAACTCCTATGTGAATGCCAACACAAACAGGAAACAACCTGTTGCAAAGCCTAGTCCAAAGAAGAATGCTGCCCCACTCATTCTTTATCACTCCTAGCTAGTATCTCTTTCTGGATAGTGTGGCCCATTTCCCTAGCATAGGTAAGCCCACTGTTATGATATGGGGTATGGTCAAAGACAATCTGCCAACAGGCTTGACGCTCGGCCAATACAGCCTTCTTGATATCCTCTTCTGTATAGGTTGTCATTCATCCCACTCCTCTAGATAAAGGAAATACAAGAACTCATCATACGACAGCATATCTTCTTCGCTAGGGTCGATATAGTCAGCGGAATCTTCCCCTTCGTAGTAAGAGTAATTCCGATCATCCAGATTTACACGCATGATTGCACCTTATTTCATTGAGGTTATAGCAGACATGGGAAGATACGCCTAAGC